AAGAAGCACAGTATGGACAAGATTGATCCCGTGGTCGCGCTACTGAATGCCATGGTTTTGATGCTGAACCCAGAAGAAAACGACAACTGCGGGTTTGTATGACACCTATTTTTTTGAACTTCCTAAACATCATCGCTGGGCTTTTGATTTCAGCCGGTGTGGCCATGGAATACGGCCCAGGTTGGGCACTTGTGACAGCCGGCATTTATCTGGCTTACAACGTTATCACCACCTCAAAGGTTTTGAATGTTCGCCCTGACGAAGAAAGCTAAAACCATAGACGAGATTGCGCAGGAAATTGACCAGCGCAACGACGCGATGGGCCAACCATGGGCGGGCGGTAGAGCCATCACAGTTGAATCAGCTTTGCAGCAGTCAACGGTATTTGCGTGCGTGAAGATCGTGGCAGAAACCATTGCGGCCCTGCCGATCAAAGCGCAAACCCAACAGCGCGATGAAAGCGGCGCGACATATTGGGTAGATTCAAAACATGATGCCCTGGGCGTGCTTTATGAACCGAATCCATGGCAGACCCCGCATGATCTAGTCAGCATGTGGGTTGCCTGGGCCGAATTACGCGGCAACGGTTACAGCTTTAAATCAGCGGATTCAAAAGGCCGAGTGAGATACCTGCACCCGCTGAAGTCCACAGAAGTCACCGTGGAGCAAAGGCCAGACTGGTCATTACGTTATAACGTCGGTAGCGCCAGCGTTCCAGGTGAGTACGATCCAGACCGCGTGTTTCATTACCGAAACTTTGGCAGTGATGGGTATATGGGGTTAAGTACCGTCAGGCTGCACGCAAACGATATTGCGCTATCGCAACGTGGCAAAGAGCATGGCGCCCGCGTCCTGGCGAATGGCGCAACGGCGGGCCGCTGGATTCAAGCAGATGGCGTGAAGAATGCTGATGCTGCGGCGGATATGCAAAAGCAGTTCGATTCTAAGTATGCCGGCGCGCAAAACAGCGGTAAAACACCCGTGATGTGGGGTGCCGCAAAGCTAGAAGAAATCGGCATGAGCGCCCAAGATGCTCAGTTACTTGAAATGCTGCAGTTTCAAAAGTCCGAAATCGCCTCAATCCATGGTGTGCCTGGCTTTCTCTTAAATGCCACAGAAAAAAGCACCACCTGGGGCAGCGGCCTTGAAGAAATCACCAAATCATTTTTGAGGTTTAGTTTACGGCCACGACTGAGCCGCCTTACTGGTACGTTCCACCGCGAACTGCTGTTGAGCTCAGAAAAGCAGAACACGCGATTCTTGTTTGAAACTGACGCATTCACTATGGGGTCATTCAAAGAGATTGTGGACGCAGTTAAACAGGCGGTGGATTCTGGCTTATTGAATCCGAACGAAGGCCGCGACTACCTGAACAAAAACCCACGCGATGGTGGTGACATCTACCGTCAAACACCGAATTCCGTTCCAGAGGGATCAGCCGAGGAAAGCACCGATGAAAACTAAAACACTGGTTAGGCCACTTAAAATCAAAGCGGTTGAAGATGATGGCAGTTTTGAAGGCTATGGCAGCGTGTTTGATGTTGTAGACAGTTACCGGGATATAGTTTTGCCTGGCGCTTTTGCGCAGACCATCGAAGAACACAACGAAAAAGGCGAGATGCCCGCCCTGCTCTGGCAGCACAACCCTAGTGAGCCCATTGGCGTGTGGAAATCAATGGAAGAAGATGAACACGGCCTGTTCATGCGCGGCCAGTTGATCCTCGATACCCAACGCGGCAAAGAAGCGCACGCGCTGCTAAAAGCCGGCGCCGTCAAAGGTTTATCAATTGGCTTTTCCCTGTATCCCGGTGGCGAGAAATACAACGAGGATGCAAAGGCGTGGGAATTAACCAATATCAATTTGTGGGAAACGTCATTGGCGACATTCCCAGCGAATGCCCTGGCGCAAATTACTGATGTGCGCGCCATGGTGGAAAGTGGGAACTATCCAACCATCCGTGAGTTTGAACGCTTCCTGCGGGATGCAGGCGGTTTTAGTAAAAGCGAAGCGGTTTCCATCAGTAAATCAGGCTACTCAGAGTTCACGCGGGATGCTGACCTGTCCGAGCCATTGAGCAAACTCGAATCAATCATTGAACAACTAAAGGACTAATCTTATGTCTCTTGACGCATTGAACAAACGCCTGGATGACCTGGGTGAACTGATCGTGCAAGAACGCAAAGCCAACGATGAGAAAATTAAAAGCATCGCTGAAACTGGCCGCGTTGCACCTGAACTGACTGAAAAGCTGGAAAAAATGTCAGCGCGCTATGATTCCATTGACGCCGACATTGAGCGCCTGGAAAAAGCCATTGCAGAATCGAAGGTACCAGCCGCCAATGATTCCCGGTACAAAGACGGCACAGAAGTTCAGATGGCGCACAAAGCGGCGTTTATGGACTACTTGCGCAACCCAACGTCTGGCGAGGCGCAAGATAAACTCATGAACGCCCAGAAGGCGGCACATGAAGAACAGTTGAGCCAGCGTGGCCGCAAGGCCGTGACCATCGGTGACAACGCAGCTGGTGGGCACGCTGTGCCGGAAATCATCAGTACCCGGATTAATGAAAAGATTGTTGAAATGTCATCAATTCGTGATCTGGTCACCGTGGTTCAAGCAGGTTCATCAGATTATAAAGAGCTGGTGGACGTTGGCGGTGAAGAGTATGGCTGGGTTGGTGAAAGCGATACACGCTCTGAAACCGGCACCGCGCAACTCGAAGAAGTGGCGCCCACTTTTGGCACCGTGTACGCCTATCCAAAGGCATCTGAAGAATCCATGCAGGATATTTTCTTTGATGTTGATAGCTGGTTGATCAACCGATCTGCCCGCGGTCTGTCCCGTGGTGCTGGAATCGCGATTATCAGCGGTGACGGCACAAAGAAACCTACAGGCTTTTTGGCTGGTACACCTGTCACGACCGGTGATGAAGATTCACCAGCTCGGGCGTTTGGTACCCTGCAATATGTTGCATCAGGTGCAGCGGCAGACTTTGTGAACGATCAAACTGGATCGCCTCCCGGCAACCCAGGTGACGTGATCATGGACTGTAACGCCCTGCTTAAAACAGGTTACAAAAACAACGCCGTGTGGTTGATGAATCGCACCACGCAGTCACGCATCAGAAAGTTCAAAGATGCCAACGGCAACTACCTGTTTGAACGCAGCCTGCAGATGGGCGTGCCTTCCATGCTGGATGGTTATGCAATCCGAGAAATGCCAGATATGCCTGACATTGGCGCAAACGCTTTCCCAATTGCCTTTGGCAACTTCGAGGAAGCGTATGTGTTCGTTGAACTGGCTGGTTTGCGCATTACCCGCGATGAAATCACCACGCCTGGTTTCGTTAAGTTTTACGTGCGCCAGCGTGTCGGCGGCAAAGTCAAAAATGATGATGCCATCAAGCTGATCAAGATCGCGGCCAGCTAAAACTCGCCCTGGCGAGCCACTAAACACCCGGGGGCTACCCCCTTGCCCCTGGGTGTTTTTCTATCAACAGCACAGGTTTTGTAAGCATGAAAGCAAAGGTAACCGTACCATTTAAAGGCTGTCCAGACGGGACACGCTACCCCAAAGCATTCAACGTGGGTGATGAAGTTGAAGGCGAACTAGCCGCCGCGATGGTTTACGCTGGTTATGCGGAGTCTGAGGAAAACCCAGACAAAGAGGTTGACCCATCGGCCACCAAACAAAATGAAGGCGCAAACAAAGAGCCTTCCGAAACTGAACAGCCTGAATCTGAAAAGAACGAGCAAGCCGAGAAGGCAACCACTCCACCAAAAAACAAGGCAAAAAAGCCCGCACGCAACAAGTGAGCAACACCTGGTGCGTGATCGCATCAGGCCCATCACTCACCAAGGAGGATTGCGAGCTGGTAGAACGGGCCCAGGCCGCAGGCCAGTGTTCCGTTCTAGTAATCAACAACAATTTTAAGATGGTGCCCACCGCCACCGTGCTTTATGCATGTGATGGTGCGTGGTGGCGCCGTTATTTTCACGAAACCGCACACTTTAGCGGTGAAAAGTGGTCGCAGGATGAGGCCGCTGCCAGCGAATTCGGACTAAATCACATTCCTGGCGAAAACAAACAAGGTTTATGCACAGAGCCCGGCAGAATCCATTTTGGAAGCAACGGCGGATTTCAGGCCATTAATCTGGCCTATCACCTGGGCGCCAAGCGGATCGCCTTGCTGGGTTATGACATGCAGTACACCAATGGCCAGTCACACTGGCATGGTGACCATGAAAACGGGTTAAACAACCCCAGAAACATCAAACACTGGCTGCCAATGATGAACCGGCTGGCCAGAGACTGTGAGCGCGTCGGCATGGAGGTGGTGAATTGTTCCAGATCCACCGCCCTGGAATGTTTCGAGCGTTCGACAATAGAGGATTTTTTCAGCAGCCATGCCTGATCCAAACCATGTGATATTCCATGAACACCAGGTGGCGTGGTTTGGGCTTTGCAAAAACGCTAACAGTTCAATCAAGCGGGCGTTCTTTGAATCTATGGGCCTGTTTCCAGAAAAGGAACATGCCAGCGGGTTGTTGAACTACGCAACCAAGCAGCAAATTGATCAATCACCATTCTGGTCATTTGCAGTAGTTCGCAACCCCATCAACCGCGCAGTCAGCTGCTGGAAAAATAAGTGTTTTAAAAGTTGGCGTGCAGAGTACGGCCAACGCTTCAAGATTTATCAGCGAATGCCATTTGATGCGTTTGTTGAGGCCATCCACGCGGTGCCAGACCATGAGGCGACCGGAGCAGGCCAGCATTTTCGCGGCCAGTTTTATGACATTTCCATTGGTGGCCGCTTGATACCAGATCACATAGGCCGATTTGAACAGATTGAAGAAACCTGGCAAGAGGTTCAGGAGCGGTCAAGCATCCCGCTGCCTGATTTAAAGCACTTCAATAAATCAGTTAAAGACAACCCGCCAATGTCTAACGCCACCATTGAGTTGCTGCGTGAACGTTACGCCGCCGATTTTGAGGCTTTTGCATATTGAAAATTGACATATATGCCAACGTCAAGGCATCACACCAGGTGCAGGCCGCGGCGGCAATTCGAGCCGGCTTAAAGAAGCACGGCATTAATGCAGAAACGAAATCACTGGAAGATTACCAGCCAGCAGATTTGGTGATTTTCTGGGGGCACCGCCAAAAAACGTTAATTGCTAATCAGTTGGCCAATGGCGCTGATTATCTGGTCATCGAGCGCGGCTACATTGGCGACAGAATGAACTGGTACAGCCTGGGCTTTAATGGCTTGAATGGTCACGCGGAGTTTGTGAAGTCAGATGACACCCGCCGTGGTGAATCATTCAGATTGCTGGTCAACGCCTGGAACCCAGAAGGCGACTATTACCTGATCTGCGGTCAGGTGCTGGGTGATGCATCGCTGACCGGTGTGGACTACCCCGCCTGGGTTTATTCGCTACCAACAGAACACCAGGGCAAGCCAGTTTACTTCAGGCCGCACCCGGTAGGGTTTAGCTACAGGGTTAAACACAAAATCCTTTCCGGCGATCTGCGTACAGCATTAAAGGGCGCTGCCCAGGTGTGGATTTGGAACAGCAACAGCGGCGTTGATGCCTTGTTAGCGGGCACACCAGTGGTGGCATTTGATCGTGGCGCGATGTGCTGGGATTACGCCGAAAAAACACTAGGCTGCCCGCCGAAAGCACAGCCAGTACAGCAAATGGTGAATGAATTGGCATGGTGCCAATGGACGCTAGAAGAAATGGCCAACGGCACCGCCTGGGAACACTTAAAAAAACGTTATGACTAATATTCTACGAATCGTTGACCCATTAGTGGAGCCAGTGACCCTGGCCGAGTGTTCCGCGCATATTCAAGGCTACAACACGGGCGACACAAGCCTGGTGGAAGGTTTGATTAAAGTCGCCCGGGAACTGTTCGAGAAACACACCGGCATCAGCCTGGTTGAACAAACCTGGCAGTTACTGCTGCCGGGCTTTCCCGCTGTTATTCAACTGCCAAAGCCGCCATTCAGATCAATCACGGCGATCACTTACTGTGACACCAACGGCGCAGAGCAAACCCTGGCCGCCACAAACTACCGCGTGTCATTGTCTGGCATTCTAACTGAGGCATTCGGCAAGAATTACCCAGCAACCGAGCTGAACAACCCTGCCGCCGTCAGCATTAAGTTTAAAGCGGGCGTATATACCGCCAGTGGCAGCCCGTTAGCATTGGACACCGCCAGCGGTTCAAACTCGCCATCAAACGGTAATCCCGACATCATGACCGGCAAATTCACCATTGCGCAGCAAGCCATCAAAATCATGGTGGCGCACTTGTATGAGAATCGCACGGCGGTGGCACCTGTTCAGTTAAGCGAGTGCCCAATGTCTTATCAAGCCATGGTGGATAGCTGCCGGGTGGAATGGGCCTAACGCATGACCCACATTATCCGCCCTGGTAGCCTTAAACGGTCGCTGTACCTGCAAGAAAACACCCCCGCACGCGGCAACCCAGGCAGCTGGGCGAATGTTGCCACAGATCCAGAGTGTCGATGCGCAATCAAAACGCTATCTGGTGCTGAACCGAATGGCCCTGGCGGCTTGCGAGGTGAAACAAAACTGGAAGTCACCATGCGTTATCGCTCTGATGTGACGTACAGCAAACGGTTTTCTGATGGTGGCACCCGCGTGTTTGATATTGAACACATCAACAACGTGGATGAAATGAACCACAAACTGATTCTGACCCTGGTTGAACGTACCACGCACAATGGCTAAAGAAATTGAAGGCTTTAAGGCGCTGGATAAAAAGCTGGAAGCATTAGGTAACCCCAGGGACGCCCGCAAGGTGATCAGGGGCGCCATGAACCAGGCTTTGACGCCGGTGGTACAAAGTGCCCGGCAAAGCGTGCCCAAAGGTAGCAAGGGCCACAAAACCTATAAAGGCCGGCTAGTGTCGCCAGGTTTTGCGAGCAGATCCATCAAAAAGAAAATCAAAATTGTTGGTGATGCCATTGTGGGCCGAGTTGGCCTACAAAAAGAAGCATTCTATGCGCTGTTTTTTGAAACGGGCACTAAACACATCAGGAAAGACCCATGGCTGGAACCCGCGCTAGACAACAATCAAAGCCTGGTCATTCGCCGGTTTAAAGAAGGCATGAGCAAGTGGATCACCAAAGTGGCCCGTAAAAAATGACCATAGAAAATGATCTATTTGACTATCTGAGTGCGAACACCAGCGGCGTCACATTCGCGCAAACTATGGCCATGCCTGATGCGAGTTACCCGCTGGTTGAAATCACGCTGGATGATAACCGCCGCACCAGAACAACTGAAACAACCAGTGTGGGCCGCATCACCTCATTTGAAGTGGAATGCTGGCACACCTCCACCGGTGACGCCGCCGCGTTGGCCGCCGAACTGATCACATTGCTGCAAGACTATACCGGCAACCTGGGCGGTACCAGCAATGTCATGGCAACCAGAATCATCAACGAATTTCAGGGGTCAGACGGTGCCGCTGAAGCATTTTACTCAACCTTCACCGTTATTTTTACTCACAAATAAAGGAACAGAAC